GTCAACGTCCAGTCCAGCAGGGATATGGGTGTATGCACCACCAGTAGAGAGTGCATCTTTACCGTCTTTCTCCGGCTCGTCGCTGGTCTCTACCTCGCTTTTACCTCCGAAGTCTTTCCACAAACCTATCTCACCGAAGCCTGTTACCTCGCCTTGGAACTGTTTTGTTTCCATCACATTCTCGGCGGTGCGGTAACTGATGATAAGTCCTTTCTTGGCATAGCTCACACCTGTCTCACGCTGATATTCTATCAGTCGCGTAACGGCTGTTGCCAGCGTGTAGAACTCACCTGCCACTGGTGCGCCTATCATATCGTCGATGATGATGTAGGTCTCGCTGCCTGCGGCAAGACTTCCAAAGTCTTTCCAATTCTCGGAGTTATACCAGTTGACTTCGTTCACGGTCTTACCAATGAACTGATAGGTTTTCCATATTCCCGAACCTACCTCAAAGCTGATGATAAGTCCACTGGTCGCTTTCTTAGCGTTCCATGCAGCATGAACGGCTGATATGCCTGTGTTCTCGGTGTCGCACAGTACATAGTAACCACTGATAGGAACTTGGTTGGTAACATTGAAGATGCCGCTGGAACTGGAGCCACCAATCTGCTTCAAGTCTGCATCGTCGGCATCGTACATATAGATGTCGCTGCCAAGGATATATTGCTTCTCGGTGTATGGAGTAGTGGTGTTTGGCTGCATCCACTTGTCTTGCGTATTCCATGCATTGTAGTATTTACCACCGCGCTTCACGACGAACTGCCCAAGGCTCTCTGAAAAGTAAACTTCGGACGGAAGTACATTCATAATTCCTGTCTGCTGTATGGTGATTGCGCCTGTCACGATGCCACCAATCTTAATAGCGTGATGAGCCATGTTGTCGGCTTGAAGTGCCTCGTCTGCCTCTCCTAATTCGGTAAGACGCTCGTTTATTTCTTCAATTCTCTCGGCAAAAGAATAACCGTACAATTCCTGCACCCACTGCGGAATGTTATCTTCAGCATCGTAATAATGTCCGACGAAATAGAATGGGTCGTTAGCAGCGTTTGTTGAATACAAGATACACTCCGTAACTCGTTCGCCAAACTCACTGCCAGTATAATCACCTCTACTGATACAGAAAGCAAGCCAAGCAGTATCACCGTCTGACAAGGTGCAAAGACGGCACTCTACGGGATTGCCGTTATATACATACGCACCAGCCTTTGGCAACTCGGAGTTTTCTTCCATGTAGTTGGAAAGTTCTACGATGTAGGCTTTCTTCTGCTCGTCTGTTGAGAGTGATTGTAAGGCAGCGGCGGCAGTTGACATTTGCTGTGCAAGTGCCGTGATGTTGGCCTCGTTCGTGTCTGCCTTGCTCTTGGCTGCATTAGCGGTATTCTGTACGTTGTTCAGTTGGTTGCCAAGTGTGGTAAGTTGCTGCGTATGGCTGTTGATATTGGTCTCGGCTGTCCGAACTCTTGCGGCAACTTCGTCGATGTCCTCTTGCAACTGGGCTACGCCCTCGGTGTACTGGCTCATATCAACGGTAACCTCAATGGTGCCACCTGTGGCTACCCAGTCACCGCCTTTGCCAACATACGCAGTGAAAGGCGTTGAGGCACCAACACCTGCCATCCAACCGTCATGAGGGACGGGGTATGCCTCGCGCAACTCCTGTACGGTGAGGAATATGCCTTTATTAGCACCCTTGATGTTAGGTGCTTCAAGCCACCCATCTACTTTGAGATTGTGACCGATGGAAACACTTCCGGCTATATTTGCTTTGCCACCTATCGCGACATTACGACCTACGGAAACATCACCATCTATCTGTGTTGTCTTGATTGAACTCATATTGTAATTACGTTAAAAATGTTTGCGCCAACTCGGAGACAGAGTTTCCTTTCTCCGTCTCTCCGCAGGTCAATAATGTTAAACCTGCCGCAGTGTAGATTACGGCATTATAGCAACGCTCGCTGATGTCAACACCACCATCTTCATCTATCTTGGGATAGGGTATGTAGATGGCACGGCTGACTTTCGCGTCTGTGCTTTTGCATGAATAGAACTCCAACACCCTGCCCTCGGGACGTATGCCAATGGCACATACTGGACGCTGTGCCGTACCGCGTATTCCCTTGAAGCGGCTGTGCTGCTTCTCATATTCGGGGTCGTCGGTGCTGATGGCTTGATAGACTGCCTGTTCCCAATCGTCCATTTCAAAAACGACAAGGCGCAGGAAGTCCTTTGGCAGCAACACCCAGCCACTTTCCAACTCTCGCCAATACACGGCATCGCCAAAGTTGTGTCCTCCCTCTAACAAGTAGTTGGGGGCATCACGGTGGACACGCTGTATTGCTTCAAGTATCTTGGACTTGATGATTTCGTCAAGCGCAAGGGTGTCGATGTCACCACTCTCTATGAGTGCATCGCTCTCCATGTTTTGGTCGAGGCAGATGCGAACATCCTGCATTATCTTGTCGATTTGAAATATCATGGCGAATTGGATTAGGCGGTGAACACAAATTCTACTCCACACTCATTGCAAGCAGCTTCAAAAGCGGTCTTGGTGCGGAGACTGGTTGCTGTATAGTTCTTCTCGGCGAAATGCTCTTTGAGGTATTCAATAGCCTCGTTCTTGTCGGCTACCTTAATCTTGCCTCCGTCTGCATCATCGCCATCACCCTGCAACGTCTCGTCCTGTGTCTCGCCAGTAGGCTGCACTTCCTCGGCAGGGGTTTCCTCTGCTGGTGTAGTGGGTGTTACTGTTTCCTCTGCTACAGGGGCAGGAGTTTCGGGAACTGGTGTCTCTGTTACATGTGATTGTTCATCCTTTGCAGGCTTCTCGGCGGCTTTTGCTGCCATACGAGCCTTGCGTGCCTTGGTTGCAGCATCATCGGGAACTTCCATCGTTCCGAGTAGTTCGATGCGTCCACTCTTGAACTGCTTGCTGTTCTCAATCACGCTCTGAAAGAACGGATTGGAGGTTGAATACTTGGCAGGAGTTACACCGTAGGCTGTCAGTGCGCCACCAGTGAAGTGTACCGACACAGAACCCTTACCTGCCTTGATTTGCGTTGTCCAGTCCATCAGCCCGGACACGCCGTAAGTCTTACGTATCATATCTGAAATTCGTTTTATTGTTATACATTGCTAAAATGAAAAGTGGCGAATGGCGTTACAGGCCATCCGCCACAATTGGTTTACTCTAAAAGGATATGAGAAATTTTACTCACCAGCTTCTACGGTTCCGCTGTACTCCTCCCATGTCAGAGTGGTGGTACTACCGCTTGTTGTCTTAGTGACTTTCCACATCGTACCGTTCTGTGCAGTCTGATTTGCATTCAGAACGCAGTCAACGGTGAAGTAGTAAACAGTGCCGTTGGTAACGTCTGCTGCGGTCGGGGTCTCGTCGCTATCCCAGATGCTGTAAGTGGTAGCACCGCTGTTGGCGGTATCACCCTCACCGTCAATCCAAATATGGCAAGAGCCTTTCAGACAGAGGGCATCCCATACTACCATACCCTTGCGAGTTGCCTCCTCACCATCAACGCGGTCGGAGAACTCATGCTGCGAAGAATAAGAGTAGTGAACAAGGCGGTCTTCACCAATCAGTGCGCCACTGTTAGACCAACCGAGGGTGTCAAGAGTTGGCTCACGCTTGATGTCGATGTCGCCGAATACGGTGTGGATACTTGTAACGCTCCAGCCGATGGGGTTCTGCTTCGAAATAATCTGAATTTCGGGGTGCTTGGAGAAGTCGATGCACTGAATTTCCTCCAACAGGTTCTTACCTGCAAGCAGGAGCGCAGTCTTAGGAACGTCCTCACCAGTGAAGAACAACTTGGCAAGGGCAATCAACTTCTCGATAGTCCACTTGCCTGTGTGCTGCAACTCGCGCTTGAACTGCCAGCGGATGCCCTCGGTGAAGTACACGAACTGCTGTCCGAGTTTAGGAACATTCACGGTCAACTTACCTTTCTGACCTGCCCAAAGGGTGCGGTTTCCTGCACGCTTGAAGTTCAGAATGGCTTGCTCGGCAATCATTGCCTGTGTGAAGTGGAGGTGCTTCTTCTGTGCCTCGAAGTAGTCCGACACGATTTGGTTCATGCCGCGCTTCTGCAGGTACACAATAGAGGGCTGCGGAATGATGAGGTCGGGGTCAACCTCTTTCTGCGTCTCATACAGGGCATTGCCAAGAAGTTTAATCTTGGTGCCAGCAGGGATTGCAGGAGTGCTGCACTGTGCCGAAGCATTTGCTTTCGGACCATTGACAGCGCGGCAAACAGGATTGCCAGTCGCAGTGTCACGACCTGTAACAAAGAGCATGAGGTCTTTGCCTGGTGTTGCAGTGCTGCCGTCTGCTTCGTAACCATTCACGCCACACACAAGCAGGGTGTGATAGTCGCGAGGAATTTGCTGGTCGTTGCTCTCCAAGGGGAGAATGAACGAGTTTCCGTTTCCTGCGGTAACGGCTGCGTTCACAGTCAGCGTTGCACGCTGTTCGTCAATCATGTAGTGCTCGACTTCGGGCGATGCGACCTTTACTTTCTTCGCTTTCAACATGAGCGACATCAGGGCGGTGTCCTCACTTTGGAAACGGAACAACTGTTCGTCGATGTCTGTCTCAACGAGGTTTCCGGGTGCGATGCCACCGCTTGCGTCTGCAAGGCCGCTCACGGTGGAACTCTGACCGGGTACTTGCGTCTGCAAGCCGGCACTTCCGGCTGTGGTGGGGATTGCTCCTCCAGCACTTACGTTTACATTTTCTGCCATTGCTTAAAAATTTTTAGAGGGTTGAAAAAATATAATAACTTAGAAACTTACTTAGTATCTCGCTCTACGAACTTGCCGCGTCCGATACCTCCAGTTGCTGCTGACACGTTGCTGACTGTTGTTGCTTGACCAGCCAACTGCGTCTTCAAACCTGCACTACCTTTCGTCGGTTGTATCGGTGTGGCATCTACCACTTGTACGTTCTCCTTTATCATCGGGCTTCATCTGCAAGGTCAAACATACTTTGCTTCGTGTTCTTGCGAGTAGGAGCGTTGTTGCTTCCTGCAAGGTTAGGAGTGCCGTCACCTGTAGTAGGCTTGCGCAACTTCTCGTCAATCTTGGCGTTCCTACCTGCCACCGTTCCCTCGGAGCGTGCGTTCTGTACGTCTGCATCGTGGTTCACGGCTTTCAGTGCCATGTCGATGTCTTCCTCCGTGAATGTGCCACGGATAGCAGCATCGGCAACGTGATGAAGATAGTCCCAAGCGGCATCAATCATATCGTCGCTAATGCCACGCTCTTGCTTCATTCGCTCCAGCATCGGGAGAGTGACTTCTTTCATGTTCTTCTCATACTCCTCCTCCAGCGACTTCTCTTTGGCAAGACGCTCAACATACTTCTTGTTGGCTTCTGCATACGCTTCCTGCTTGCTGGGGTCGTTCATGAGGTCGGTAATGCCGTCGATGCCAAGACGCTCTATCACGGCAAGCCAAGGGTCATTACCCTTTGCCATGTCTGCAATGAACTGTGCAGCACGGTTGTCTTTTGACAGGAGGTCGGTCAGACGGCTCTCACGCTCTTTGTACTGACCAAGTTCGTTGTCGTACTGGTCGTAATCATCGTTGATTTGACCGAACAATGCCTCATCGTCCGCATAGTCGCGGTCGGGATATTTCTTTTTTAGTCGCTCGCCGAAGAGGTCTCTTTTACTCTTGGCAGGTGCGGTCGGGGTCTGATTTTCAGCCATGATGTTATTTTTTATATGGTTTTACCTATTTTTCTTCGGCAAATTTACAAACATAGTCTCGCTGTTTTTTGTTATCTTTTGTGTCAGTATCTCGGAATTTTTTTGTACCTTTGTACCGCTATATCAGTGCTTTATAAACTAAAACTGTACGCTAATGGGTTAAGATGAAGTATCATGGTTGTATCCTTGAGTTCACAGATGAACGAAATGACGAACTGATGAGAGCGTTCCGTGAAGCAATCAACAAACGGACGTTCATAGACATCACGGAAATATCGGAAGAAGTGGTGAACATGCCTTGCTCTCGCTTTTGGGTTTCTGAGGAGAGGGCTATGGTGGTGGTCGCTGCGCTTATCAAGGGAAAGCCTGTACTCGATGCTATGCGACCGACCAAACGAGAAATGTTCCAAGAGATATACAACCGCGTGCTGGCTCTGCAAAAACAATTTCCAAAAGCATCAATGTTTGAACTGGTGCTGAAAGCCGTCAACTCACCGGCACCAAAGTTCTACATGACACCTCGCAGTGCTATGGAAACAATATACAAGATAAAAAAGGGTTTCTATGAAAAACAAAACCGACGTTATAGCAGTGCTAACCTATTGTCGCAGCCGACACAGGAACTTGAACAAGACCAGCATTGATATTGTTGATTTTCTTTACTATACGAGGTAACTCCATTTCATGATAACATACTTGCATACCTATTGCGCGTGTCATTAGGCGGTCGTCGTGATAACCCTCCATAGCCTCAAACACATTGTTTTCAGTCTCAACGTATGTAAGATATTCGTCAAGGCACGCTTCTTCTCTCTCAATATACAGGCGTTCCCTTATCACAACTTTCAAATTATAAATCACTACTTTCTTCGTCAATGGGTTGGTGTGGTAGCCGTACTTCTTGGGCAGTCCTTGCCTAATGTCTTCTGCGCTCTGCTTGCGTGCATATAGTTGTCTGCCGTAAACCTCATGTATGAGCGTCAAGATATACTCTGCCTCGCCCTTGGTGTTGTTGGTTTCAAGGGTGTTGCTTTCTATCACCAGCAGGGCATTGTTATAATAGGCGGCTACCTGCGTGGCTTTCCATGCCAGTTTATCCATGTCGATGTGTCCGTGCCATTCTGCTGCGACAACAGGAGGCTCGCCGTCCATCATAAACAGGCGGTCTATAACAAGTATGTCTGCAAAGTCGGCATTCTTGGTGTGTCCTTTGCATACATCAACTACTACTAAATATCTGTCTGTTACTTCTTCGATGTCGCTTCTCTCAACATCATGCCACATGAACAGCCGTCCGTCTGCCTCTTTCTTGAAACGAAGTCCCTCAATGGCTTTCTCTCCCTCATCGGCACTTCCGTATATCTCACCTATCCAGCGAGGTGCGCGACAAGCAGGTCTGAACTGCTCCACGTCCTCACTGCTGAAAACCTTGCGTCCCGAATAGGTAAATGCCTCGATGTCGTCAGATGGGTACTCCGATGCCATGTCGCCATGATTGGTGTACTTGCTACGCTCGGACACATACCAGTGGATGGCTTCAAGCGTTGCACCTTTCTCCCACAACCTCCATAGGTATGTACCTGGTTCTTCACGGTCTGACTTGATTTCTTCATTCCGTCTGTTGGCAAACAGTTTCTTGGCAAACTCGTACTTTTCTGCTTCATTCTCAAATGGCAGTTCATACTTTTCAATCTCAAACCATGCAACAAACATCGCCTCAAATTGCGATAGTCCTTTCTTCGCTGCCAAGTATTCTTTGTGGAAGAAGTTGCCAACGCCGTTTGGTGTTGACTCGTACACAATCATAGTGTATGGACGTAGCAGAATACCCGAACAAGCACTTCGCACAATGTCCTCCGGCTTCTTTCCGTCTGTCTCTTTCCACAAAGCAACCTCCGAAAGATGAACAAGGTTATAGTCACCACCACGGCAGGAGTTCGGGCGTTCGGCAGTACCGATTTTGATTTTGCAGTTTCGTTGTGGTACTCTGAATATATTGCCCGACTTGCCGACACCAACCATCTTCGGCTCGTTTGGTGCATAAGCATCACCAAGTTCATGTAGCATTTCAACCGGGTACGACTTAATCATACGGTCGAACATGTCCTTGATTTCGTCGGAACCAGTACCTTGATGGGCAATGATGAGAGAGTTGAGACCAACTTCATGAACAAGTTGGAGCCATGCCATGTATATCTGAATAGCGGTTGAGCCTCCCCACTGTCTTGCTTTCAGCAGTATCAGTCGGATGGGCTTTCCTGCCTTGCGCATTTTCTCCAGCCGCTTTATCAACTTGCGCTGCGGTCTGTTCAATCTGAAAAGAACGTCTGTTCCTCCACCCTTGCGCTTGATGTAGACAAACATTGCTGCCCAAAATGGGTAGTCATGCTTTTGCCTTATCCTTATGAACTCCTCTACAACCTTGTCGCGTGCCTCATCGGTGACAGGCAACATCAGAGCATCGCGAATGAAAGCATCAACACTACCAGCCTTTGACAAGGACTTGACAAATGGCTCATCCATCATTTCCACTGGCAGGTACTGCGTGGGGATAGGATAATCAGAAACGGTAAAGGCAACACGCTGTCCGATGCTGCCCTCACCAGTTATAGGATTGAACGGCGCAAATACTATTGCGCGTCTGCGCTCGTTCTCCTGTAGTATCTTACTGATAGTAATGTCGATAGTTTCTTTCACAAAACAGAATTATTATGCTGCCATACCCATAGTCCTTTGTAACAACTTCATTGTTTCGGGGTTCACGCCTTGCTGTATCTGCTGCATAAGTTCGGGCGACAAGCCTTCCGGCACCTGTCCCTGCTCCAACTGCTCCTTTTGGCTCTTGATGTTCTGAAGCAATGCGTCGGCAAATGGGAAGTTACCTGCTTGCAGCATCTGTTCAAGGCTGATAGCCTGTTTCTCAAACAACTGCATGAGGAAATCATTTGCCATTGCTCGATATGCAGGTGTTGCTTGGCTCGGTACTACGCTGATGTCCATTTCTACATCGCGTATCTTCATCGGGTCGTAAACCACTTGCATACCTGCACGACCAGCAATGTTGAATGTCCGCTTTTGGTCGTAATACTGCTGAATGTTCTTCACGTCCTTATATGCAGCGTCACGCACAAACTCTTGGAAACTGTCAAGCAAGTCAAGCAATGAAGTGGTGGCGTTCTGTGTCTGCTGGTTGTAGAGTGCTGCACTCATGCCAGCGTAACCGGGCTTACCTTGCAATGCACCGTTGACACCGCTGATGTCCTCAAAGAACTTCAGCATCAAGTTCAACATTTCATGTATGCCGATGTTTGTAGAGTTGTTAGATACCTGCGTCGGTACTGCGCCTGTCTTGCTCGGCGTATAGACAACAACACCGTTGAACCTTGCCCATGTGTCTGCAAATTCTTCGGGCGACATGCCTTTAGGTATGCACTCGTCAGGAATAAGCAACACTCCCTTTGCGCTGGCTCTGATAACCCAGTCGTTAAGTGTGATAAGGCGGTTGGTGTAACGCTGCTGGTCTATCACGTCAGAGACGAATGAATGTATCTCACCGTCGATGAATGGGTATGCCTTGAACACGTAAGGATGGCTCTTGTGTTCGTAAGGCGTTTCACCCTCTGCCAAGATGTCACCAAGCGGACTGAGGAAGTAGTAGTACCAGTAACTATCCATGAACCACTCGGCTTTGATGAACGGTATTTCATTGTATGGAATACCATTGCGCTGTGCCTGTTCCATGCGCTTCATGTTCTCGGCTTGTACCATCGTGCTGTAATCCTCAACGTCAATCTTGAAGATTTCGCCATTGTTGTAGTCATGGCAGCGGTATCTCGGTTTGCTCTCCTTGCGCCACACCTCAATGACACGGCATCGGCTTTCGTCTCGCGGTGTGAGGAAGTCGGTGTTTATCCAGTCACGGCTATAGCCAAACTCCTCCCATGCGTGTATGCTCGCGCCTTTGTCTCGCGCCTGTCGGTAGATTTCTGCCAAACGTGCATAATCGTCGGGGGACTTGGCAAACTGCTCGCATACCTGCCCGAAACTGACATCGTGTATCTCACCAACAAAAGAACAGTCCCATGCACGGAAGTCACGCATGTTGTTGTCGATGAAGAAATTGTTGGGCTGCACATAGTCAGTCCAGCACTCCATCTTGTCATTGCGCCAACCGTACCACTTACGATGTGCCACCATGCCGCTTATCAGATACTCCTCCATACTTCGGGCATAGAGTTCCGTCATACGGTTCAACTGCATGTTGTATTGCAGCACGGTACTCATCGTTTCTGCCTGTTGCTGCTCGTCGCGGTCACGCGCCGTACAGGTAGGTTCGGTGGCTTGGCTGCGGTACACACCTATGACGTTGCGCACAAGCCTACGGATGAGGTTTGTCTTCAGCGGTATGTTGCCCTGCGAGAGGATATACTGCTCCTCAGTCATCTTCTTGCCGTCCACACATACCACGTCGCCCCACTGGTCGCCGTAGTTGTAACGCTTGTTACGCTCCCTGTCCTTGCGGAAGCGGTACATTGCATTGTAGTAGTTCTGCGCCTCGATAAGTATCTCCTGCGCACGCGCACGGTCACCATGACACTGCAACCGGCTACGCTTAACGCTGTCGGCTTCATCGTTCTCATTTGGAACGAGTACCTTGCTAAGCCTATGTAGTACGATTTCCATATCTGTTACTTTTGTTATGTGTCGGCAAAGTTAAACCCTGCCGACACTTTTTCTCTGTTATCTATTGGGTTGCTGCATTGGGATATACTTCTGTGTGAAGCCCTGCATCACTGTACCAAGACTATTCATTGCGTCGGCGCGTGTAGAAGCATCGGGGGCTTCAAGCACTTTCACCATAGCCGATTTATAGTCAAGGACTGCCTGTCTGCACAATGCAGCTTCATCGGGTGTCTTGGCTCCGAGATAGAACTTCACTATCTTGTTGAAGTTACCATCCATCTGCTTGAACATCTGATAAGTTGCAAAGGCGTTGGGGTCGCTCTGTGCATCAGCCATCAGTTGTGCTGCCTCCACGTAATCGGTCTTCGCCGTTTTCTTAGCTTCCTTTACCTTGGCATCGACACCCTTATACACTTCCTCGTATTGCAGGTAGGCTTCATTAACATGTTTGTCGCCCATTTGCTCGGTGCGCTCTTTGATGGTCTTGTTTGCCTTGTCGGTAAACTTCTTGATACGCTCCTCGTCACCCCATGACCAAGGAGAGAAGAAACGTCCACGCTTCACCTTGAACTGGGCATAACGCTCTGCAAGTTGTGCAGGGGTGTACTTGCTCACTTCGTCACCGCTCAAACCAACCTCGTCGAAATACATCTTGTCGATTTGGCTCTGCGGAACTTGAAGAATACGAGAAATACAGATAGTTGCCTCATGTGCCAGTGCTGGGTCGTCACCGCAAGCGTCCATGATAGACAGGGCTACATCGGTAATACTTTGTGGGTTCACACCAAGACCTGCTTGAACAATGAGGTTAATCATGTCATTCAGTGCCTCTGTGTGCTGACCATTGCCCAACTTTTGGAACGCTGCCATGATGTCACTCGTCAATGGCATGTCCTTACTCAGATAGGCAGGATTGCCCTCACCAGTTAGCATCATCTGTCCTGCCTGGCTCATAAGGTCGCCACCTGTCAGACCCTCGACACTGCCAAACGCGGTGTGCGCCCATACATCATCCCACATCTTCTGCTTCTCGTCTTCATCGTCGCCGAACAGCAGATAGGGCAGGTATGCACCCAAGTTCCATGCAAACTGCATAATGTAGCCGAATGTGGCAACGCGCAGGGTATCTTTCAGCAACTGCCGTCTGAACTTGCGCTTGGCGTTCTGCTCTGCCTGCGCCTCGTCGATGCCGTCACGCACATACTGCTTCTTCATAAACTCGATGCTTCTTGCACGTCCTCCCGGTGTGAGGTTATTTTTGAAGTTACGAAGCGCATCGAACAACTGACGCTGGTAAGACATAGAGGCATTGCGGAACACGGTAAACAGCACAGATAACCAAGACCTATCAACCTGCATCGTCGAGGTAAATGCACCCTCGCTTGACTGCTGGGTCTGATTGTAAAGCACCTCTGCATCCTGCACGGCTTTCTTCTCTGCGTCGGCTTCGCTGTAACCATCACGCAGGTATTGGGCAAGGCGTGTCTGATACATCGAATGTGCGCCGATGCTGACTGTGAGAGCATCGACAAAGGCATTAGGCGACATACCTGCACGGCTTGCAAGTTGCATGAGGCGTGTGCGCCACATCTTCCAGTCCATATCAGATTTCAACAGACGTGGGTCGCCACTCATACGGCTACGCCAACGTTCGCTGAAAATTGGCAGATGCTCCATGCTCCATTTCCATGCTCCTACAGGGTTGGCAATGTTCATCAACAAGTAGTCTGTTCTTGCTTCGGGAATGTATGCCGGCATGGAAAGGAACTGCTTTAGGGCTGTGAACATTCTGAACGACACCTTTGCAGCCGTTACACCCTTGGCGAAGTTCACTGCGGCTTCATCCAACTTGGTACGCGGCGGTCTGTAGGTTCCTGCTGCCATTTGGCAAACGTCGTTAAATTTCTTCCACAACTCTTTACCACTGCCGTAGATGGTGGTCATGTTCTGCACTTGGTTACGGAAACGCTTGTAGGTGCGTAGCGTGTTGATGTCACGGTTAAACTCTGCAAAGGCGTTCCAGTGTTCCATCTGTGCCACATGGTCAAGTATCACGCTTAATGCGTCTGCACCTGTAATGTCAAGGGCAAGGGCATTGCGTCTGCGCTTGATAATGCTGCCAGTAGCGGTGCTGATGCCATCACTCTTGTCGGGGTTGTCAAGGTCTTCGGGCTTATCGGCACGGGCATTGGCAAGTATCTTCAATGGAAAGTAATGCTCAATAGCGGCCATGGAAGCACCGAACATTCTCTTGTGCGTCTCGTTGTACTCGTTGCGCGTCTGCACAAGGAACTCGTCTTG